TCATCTTTTGACTCTTCTTCTTTAGTTTCTTCTTCTTTAGAATCGTCTTTTGATGCTTCTTCTACTGCTTCATCTTCTTTTGACTCGTCTGATGCTTTTTCTTCTACTTTGTCGTCTTCTTTTTTGTCTTCTTTAGACGCTTCTGTAGTTTCTTCATCTTTTGAGTCTTTTTTTGAAGTTTCGTCTACTTCGATATCTTTAATATCATCTTCTAATAGACCTTCATAAATTGATCTTGATTTTTCCACAACGATATCATGGAATATTTCTTCAGCCGCTGATCTGTCATCAGCAACTAATTTTTCAAGCATTTGCTCGAATTTACTTTTATCTGACATTATTTTTCTCCTATTAACGTTTTTGATAAGACTGTCATGTATTATTTATAGAACAGGACAAAAAATAGGTAGATAATGGGCCGATACAACCCATTTTGACGCCGATTTTATAGATGATGGCGTCTTTTGAACTCTTGCACAGTGATTTCACTGTAATTTGTATATTTTTTAAGGTCTTGGGCCTCAAAAACATCAGTGCCTTCCGGTACTACTCTTATATATCTCTTCTCAGGATTCTTCTGTAATATAATGCTGGTTTGACGATTCCAGTTGCCATGATAGGTGGCCACATCTGAATTCTTTTTGTAGTTGAGTGTGTCTCCGAATATGTTGTTCAGTTTGCCCTGAGGTGTTCCTGTGAAGTCGAAACCCAACAAATACAGCAGTTGGTGTCCGTTTTTGGATGCTAACCACAGTGCTGTGGGTCCTGATGACCATCCTAGGCTGGGTTCAAAGAAGTTTAGACCTTTATACTTTTTATATGCTCTATTAGGATTGGTCCAAACAGGCATATTCAGTTGAGCACCTGCTGTGCAGATCTCATTGATCATCTTGGCATCCACTGCCACCAGATAGTCTGGTGTAAATGTTCTGTAGACTGCGTTGCAGGCATATACTTTTCCCAATGGTTTGAGTGGCTCCAATGGAACAGGCTTACGACTGAGACCATTGCCCAATACAAAAGCAACGGACATCTATTATACCTCTGGTTGATTAGCGGCGCCGTACATCTGTCTCACAAATTCTAATTCTTTATGCTGTTCTTCTTTGTGAAATTCTCCGGCTTTTCTGGCTTTATTAATCTGTTTAAGAGTTAATCTTGTTTTGCGTGTGTCATCAAGATTCATAATTGATTGATCTTCTGTGGGATCATACTGTTTTTGCTCACCAGGCTGAGTGGTGATTTGATCATAATAGAATAGTTCACGCAATATCATAAAATTATTTATACTTAGGCGCCCGGAGTTGGAGTTCCGCCACCTGCTGTTCCACCACCTGTTGGTGGAGTTGTGCCTGCGTCTGGTTCGCCTGCTGTTTCTTCCGGTTCTGCCGCATCTAAATCTGCTTGTATACCTGCTGTACTAACTCCTGCACTTCTTAATTCTGTTGCAGATGTGGTTGGTTTAGCCTGTACACTGTCATCGTTTTCTTCTCGCCATAATCTTTCATTCTCAGCCATCTCTTCTGGAGATAATCCTAAGAATCTTGATAGAGCATAACGTTTGCTCACAAATGGTACACCAGCAATCTGAGTGTATGTGGAAATTCTTTGATTGTCCACTTCTGATTGTCTGTAAGAAGCAAAGTTCATTGGTGGTTGAAACTTGATATCAAACATCGCTGTGTCAATGTTCACACCTTTTTCTATTAGATAACGTTTGAACTCTTGATTGAATTCATCCGATACCAAATTTTGTAATCTTTCACAGTATTTGTTGAATCTTAATTCTTGAATGTATGCTGTGCCTACTCTACCATCATTATATTGACTGTTGGAATCGTCTGCACCTGTTGGCAAATACGAACTTGGAATACGTAAACCTCTTAATAATTTGTTTGTAAAGTATTTCAAGTCATCAATTTCACCTAGATTAGTACCGCCTGGTAATGTTTCAACTTTAGATCCTCTACCTTCTGCTGTTTGTGGGAAGAAGTAATCTTCATTGATTGAAAGCGGATTGTAACTTGAATCAATTACGTTGGTACCACCGCCTGTTGCTGATGGAATACGTCTTTGATGGATCTCTGTTTTAACTCTTTCTACAAATTGCATTGCCAAGTGTGATGGCATATTACCCACGTCGATGTAGAACACACGTCTTTCAGGTGCTCTTTGTACACGATAGATAATAATTGCGTCTTCTAGTAATTCTTTTTGTTTGTAAACTTTAAAAATACTTTCAAGCAATGAATTACCAAATGGAAAATTGTTGTCCAAGCCTTCACTTAAACTTAAATGCATGATGTGTTCAGCATCTACGGCAATTTCTCTCATGCCTGTGGCAAATCTTGTGCCAGGAGAGTCCATTGCTCCTGTGCCTGTCATGCCTCTAACACCGCCTGTTAAGTATCCTGATCCACCGCCTGTAACATTACCTGTTGTTTGAACTGGAGTTGTGGCTACTAGATTTCTAAAGTTAAAGTTGATGTCTTTTACCACATACTGCTCAGGAGTTTTACCTGTGCTTTCGTTCACAATAATTTTAGAAACTTTAGTTGCATCCACATAAAATAATTTTTTAGTTTCTGGATCTCTAATAAAGAATGCATCTCCGTATTTGAATACGTTACGAATAATTTTAAAAACTCTTTTGCTTAGGTCATTTAATTTGCACCATTGTTGTAGATACTGTTCAATGATCTGTATTTCTGTGTTGGTTGCTTTTTGTCTGTATTCAAATTTAAATGGTGTGCCGTTCTGCGTGTTGTTCTGTGTGCAGAATTCTGCTAGAATATCCAATGCCGCATTCACTTCAGAATCAAGATCCATCACATTGTATTGTCCGTAACGTTCTATTCTGTTTGGAGCACCGCTGTACACATCTGGAAGATATGATGAGTAGTTGGATTTTGCTGGTCCTGGCTTGCCGCCTATTCCACCACCTAAAGGTGAAAACATTCCACCTGTTGCGCCTTCAACTGGCACTTCTGTAAAAAACTTTTTCCAACTCATTATCCGAAATTCTCCGCTGTGTCTTGTGTTGCTTGTGAAGTGATTCTACTGTAACGATTATTATCGTTCATTGTCATTAAAATCTGTTCCATAGTGTTATTTAACCTATCCAATTTATCACCTGTTGAACTTGATGATGCTGTGATTGTGCCTGTCATTCCGCTTCTTAAACTTGTCATTGCATTTCCTAAGTTCTCTAAACTGTTAGCATACATATCTATTTTGTTTTTGTCAAGCTCATCTAGTGTTTTATTCAAGTTTTTGGCAAAGTTTTCTGGTCCTGAACCAAAAATTTTACCAAAGAAGCCTGTGACCGCACTGGCTGTGGTTCCAACACTCATAACTGCCATTGCTCCTGCCAATGCTGTGGAACCTTTGGCAACTGCCATTAAATTTTTACCGTCTACTTCTCCAACTGCGCCTAGACCCGACGCAAATTTTTCTAATGCTCCGCCCATCAGCCAAGTTGCCGCGGCTAAACCTGCACCTATAATGGCAATTGATGCCGAAAATGCTGTGGCACCTATCACAGTTTGAGGATTAGCAAAGGCTTTCAATCCTCCTGCTAAACCTTTCATGCCTGCGCCTGCACCGCCTAGCAATCCGCCTGCACCTGCGCCTGCTTTACCTAATATGCCTGGACCTCCGCCTCCACCTCCCATACCTGGAAGGTATGACATTAATTTTTTTCCACCTTTAGCGGCTACGCCTACTCCTGCACTTGCCAATTTACCAGTGTACATGGTTGCGAGCACTGCCGTAACTGCACTCAAGCCTGTACCAAACGCTCCTAATTCTTTTTTTAGAAAATCGAAAAAACTTACCAACTGCTCAATAGCAGAGGCTAGTAATCCTATTGCAGGATTAAGCATATCAACAATAGGAGCCAACAATGCTTGAAAGGCAGTTCTTAATCTTTGAGTTGATTTGTCAAATAGTAGAGCACTTTTTGCGCCAACTTCTTGTGCTTTCACTTGTTCTTCAGTAGCCACTTCTAAATCGCCCAATGCATTTTTAAATCCTATTGTTTCAAATCTCACGTCAAAGAAGTCCACACCCAATTGTTTCAATTGAGCATAACGTTGTCTTTCTTCTGCTGACATCTGTGCAGTTTCATTTGCCGCACCTTGGAATACTTTCATTAACTGTTGAGCTGATCCCGATTCACCTCTTGCCAAACCATGTAAGGCTTCTCTCATACCATCGATTGCCATGATACCTGCTTCTCTGGCATTGGTTGCCACACCGTCTGTAGCAATTAAATTTCTAATGCTCTGTTCCATTTCTTTTGAAACATTACCTGTCATTGATAAAGCACTGTTGATTTCTCTTTGTTGTTTTTGACTCATGCCTGCCAATTGTAAACTTAATCTTGCGTCCTTGGCACGTTCTTGCATTTCTTGTTGAAGTGCTTGTCTGTTTTTACCTGTCAGTCTTGATAGTAAATCTAAGTTGTTCAAATAATCTGCAGTTTCACTAGACAGTTCTCGTTCTGTCATTGTTTGTGTTCTACCTAATTGTGTTTGCAGTTCTAAATATTCTGCGGCGCCGGTGGCTATCTCTTGCATTGTAAAACCTAATGCTGAAAATTTTTCAAATGTTTCGCCTTGTGCTAAATCTTTTAATGCGTTGGTAAATCTTTTTACACCCACGCCTGTTGTTCCACCTAACAGAGCAAGATTACCGCCTGCTTGAGTTATAGCATCAGTCAGTTGTCCCATAGTCAATCCAGTTTCTCCTGCCGCTATTCTAAGATCACTGATGCTCTGTCCTGCTGTGCCGCCTATCTGAGAAATTGATCTATAAAAATCTACGTTTTCAGAAAGTCTATCAATCAAATAACCCAATGTGTCGCCAAACGCTTCTCCCACAGTACCAAATTGCTCGCCTACCATTCTTGCCGACGATCCCAATCCTGCTAGGTTTGTTGTGACTATGCCTATTCCTATAGACAGTGTGTTGTTGACTTTTTGTAATCTAGTTAATCCTTGTTCGGTATCTTCCAATTCTTCATTAACATCTTGCAGATAAGATGCCATGGTTTTCATTTCTTTGGCAGTTTTGCCTGTAGCCTGTGCTACCGCTTTCATTCCGGTGTCGCCGCCCAGTGCTTTTACCAATGCTCTTAATGTGGTTTCGGTGGCAACTCCTGATTGGCCAATGCCTTTTGCCAGTGCTTCCAGTTGATCTCTATCTAATTCTGCCATGTTACCAAAATGTATTTAAATCCAATCATTATGTACGCACTTAATCCACTTCACTAAATATGAGTATATTAAGAACTATTAAAACTTTGTTCTTGTATTTATTGGAGATAAAATGAGCGAAATTCAACCAGGTCCAAGTAATCCTTTAAAAAAGTATTACAGACAACCTAAACAATTTATTAGACTGCCCAGCGGATACAAATACTATCCACAAGGATCTATTGAAGTGGGCGAGTCAGGAGAAGTGGCTGTGTACCCTATGACAGCCAAAGACGAACTAATTTTTAAAACACCAGACGCATTGTTGAACGGTGAAGCCACAGTGACTGTGATACAGAGTTGTGTGCCAGCCATCAAAAACGCTTGGCAGATGCCCAGCATCGATGTTGATGCTTGTTTGATAGCAATACGTATGGCAACCTATGGTACCACAATGAATGTGCCCATCACAGTTCCAGGCACAAAGATAGAAAAAGACTATCAATTGGATTTACAAGGCACATTGGACAAATTACTATCAGCACAATATCAAAGCACAGTGTTTGTGGGCAACATGGAAGTTACCACACAGCCATTGAGTTACGATCAATTCAGCAAAATGGCAATCAAAAGTTTTGAAGAAGCACGTGTGCAAGAACTTATCAGAAACAATGAAATGACTGATGAGGAAAAACTTCAACGATTCCAAAGAAGTTTGACCAAACTGACAGATTTAAATGTGAGCATGGTGTCAGACACAGTGGCATCGATAAAAGTAGACGGACAACTGGTCACAGACAAAGCGATGATCAAAGACTTTATAGAAAATGCTGAAAAGAATTTTTTCCAAAGCATACTGGATCATTTAGAAATTCAAAGACAGGCATTTGCATTGCCAACAATCACAGTACAGTCTAGTGAAGAAGAGCGTAAAGAGGGAGCACCAGAGGAATATCAAATTCCAGTACAGTTCGATACTGCAAATTTTTTCGCCTAAAGATATCAACACTGCCGATTTCTGACATTATCAAACTTACCACAGACATGGAGAACGAAGTTAAAAACTTCAAAGCAGAACTTGCCAAAATTGCTTGGTTCATGCGTGGCGGAGTCACCATGGACGAACTGTATGGCAGTTCACCAGAAGACCGAGAAGTGATGACCAAGGTGATCAAAGACAATCTAGACACTGCCAAAAAAACAGGACAACCGTTCTTTTAACAGTGTACTCCACATAATATAAAGTATCAAATATTCTGCATCTGTGGTGCCTACAAGCAAATAGCATCATTTAATATTTTTTTTATACATTTAAATAAATCTTGTATGCAGATATACACACAAATTGTCCGCCCATCGGAGTTGGATGAAGATGACCTGTGGATTCCATGTCTTAAGACATTCCCAGTAAAACATTCGCCAGCGGCGGAACAACCACTCATCATCACACACATCGAAGCAGTGAATCACTATGCTCACAGTGTTGCCAAACTGTTGGACCAGAAGGTGTATGCAGTGGGATCTAAAACCTATGACCGACTCGTAGAGGCGGGCTTCGCGGAAAAAAATATTCATTGGAGACATCGTGCGGACGAACTCAAACTGCGTTCAAAAGAAATAGGACCAATCACTTGGCTCCGTGGAGACAAGTATGCACGAGATTTTTCACACCTACCAGAATGCACAGTGATACAGACATACGAATCCAAACCAGATCCAGATGCCATCAGACAGATATTAAAATTAGAACCAGACGTGATACACGTGTATTCAGATGCAGTGTTAAAAGAATTAGAGATTAGAAATTGGAGTCATACCAAACTGCGTCATGTAACATCAGCAGATCCTGATAAGAGTTTGTGGTTGGACTGTGAATCATTTGATCCTAGTGTTTAAGAACGACTGCGTCGTTCTGCTTTTCGCTCACGCTCAAGCATTTAAACAATCACATAACGAAGTTATGTCGTGCATCATGCAGATAGTTGATCCATACTTCACCCAGCAACGGGTAAAGTATGTTGCTTCATGCGAGATGAGCCTACCATTGTGTGAGAGGAAATTCCTTGCGGACGGAAGCGGTGACCCGCCAACTCCCTATTCCAGACTTCATTAGTCACGGGCAACTGACCCACCCTTCACAAACAAAGTGATCAGTTGTGATGTTGTATCTTTTTCACAGAGCATCTTCTTTTGTGCCTTAGTTAGCACTTGACTTGCAACTCAGGATTCACCCAACGTCTTATCGACTGCATTTCCTGGATCCGTAGATCAGTTGTGTTGCTATGTTATGCCTTGTTGTACTTTTTTAATTCTTCTTTAAGGATTCGGGAACCTCCTACCCTGACATTGATGATGCCATTGTAGTAGTCGTTGGATTCTAGTACTCGTCTTTCGAACTGTTCTCGAGCCTCGAGATAACTCATTACGCCTCTTGATTTGCAGATGTACAGTATTTCCCTTGTGAATTTGTCTTCGCCTAATTGTGCCACGTCAGCAAGTAGATGATCTGATGAACCCCAATAGTCCTTCCAGTCCGATTCCACCTTGCTTCTACGTTTGTTTATCCTGCCCTTGAGAGGCGGACGTGTCTTCTTGAATTTCGCTAGTTTTTTACCCACATACATTTTACCATTGGTTGTATTTGTAATAAGATATACAAATCCTTCGCAGTCTTCTGGCAGTGTGTCGAGTGTTTTACCTTGATAAGTCCATGGCATGAACTTACTTACTGATTATTTTTTTTGCTGTTGCTGTTTTTGAATTCGTGATGTTTTATATTGGTCTTCCAGCTCTTTACGTCTTTGACGTGCCAAAATTCTAATTTCCGCGAGCGCCTTTCTGGCGGCTACTTTGGTAGCAAGGCTTCGCCTTTCAGCAAACTTTTCGTTTGCCTTGAAGTATGCCATGTATGCTTTGGTGAGTTTATCGTGAGTATCATCTTGTATGGTCATAAGTTTCCACGTCGTTAGCATATGCTGTGAAGCCGTTTTCTTTGATCACCTTCAACACATTGTTCACACGTCCTATTAATTCATCCTTGTGACTGATTAAGAATATGTTTTTGCCTGATTCTCTGCTCATTTTCTTAAGAATAGCCAGAGCACTTTCAACACCTGCTGAATCCATACCAGAATCTATCAATTCATCCAAGAACAGCAAGTTGATGTTTTGATACAAGTTTTCCCAAACATCTCTAAATGCAAAACTTAAACCCAATATCAATCTATTACGTTCACCTCTGCTCAAATTATCAAAATCTAATTCTTGACCCAGTTGTGTGATCTCCACACTCAAATCATTTTTAAATGTGACCAAGTGTGGAAGACCCAATTGATCCAAGTAGTGTGTCAACCTGTTGTTCAAGAAGGTTAAGTTTTGATCAATTATCTTTTTCCTTATGAAGGAATCTTTGTTTGTAAGCAGTTTATACAAAAATTCTTGATGTTCTTTTAATTTTTGTAGTGCATTGGCAGTGTCCCAATTGATTTCTTGTACTGCTTGATTTTTTAATTCTTCTATCTGATCCAAATATGGATTAGTTTCTTCTTGTTTGTTGTTCAATGCTGTTTTGATAGATTCCACATACTGTCTGTGATCATATGCTTCTTTTAATGTGTCATAATATGTGTCCGGTCTTTGTGTCAAATCTCCCACAGTTTTTATATCTTTAAGAGTGGCTTCTAATTGATCTGCCAATTCCATCACATAACTGTTGGCTTCACCATATTCTTCTTCTAATTTTCTCTGCATTTCTTCAATTTTATCTTGAGGCAGATTCTGTCCACACGCATAACACGTGGCTTTGTGATTTAATTTTTCTAAATCTGTGTGCAGTTTTTTTGCTGTTTTGTCTGCTTGTTCAATGGTTGCTTCCAAACCAGCACGATCTTTTTGTAATTGTCTCAATGCATCATTTAATTTTGTCCAGTCATCCAGTTTTTGATGTGCTTCTAATTCATTGTCAATGTTAATTGCTTCTAATTCTTTTAAATTCTTTTTTAATTTTTCAATGTCTGTGCTGTTTTGATTTTGCCAAGCACTGCTTTTATTTTGTAAACTGTGTATTGTTTCTTCCACTTTTTCATTGGATATTTTTATTCCTTCTAAACGTGCGGTTTCTAATGCTATATCTTCTTTTGTGCTTTTGATGTGAGTTTTCAATATCTCTGCTTTTTCAGACAGCAGTTGTATTCCTAACAGTTGTTCGATAATGTCCTGTTGTTCGTTGGCGTGTAAACTTAAGAATGGTTGTGTGTATGTGTTCAACGCCACAATGTGTTTGAACATCTTAGGATTCATTCCAATCATTCTGTTCAAATCTTCCTGTGTTTTACGTGAATCTCCTTGACTTACATCTGAAAGTTCCTGTTCTTCCTCGTCAATAAAATATTTCATCACGTTGGGCTTTCGACCACGCTCTACTTTATAATTCTTACCGTCTTTTTCAAATGTGATTGTGACCAACATATTTTTACCGTTGGTTTTGTTTACAAGATTGTCTTTACGTATTTTTGTGAGTGCTTCCCCATACAGTGCATAAGACAACGCATTCACAATGGTTGTTTTACCTGTACCATTACGTGATCCTGCATCATCACCACCCATGTCTAGGTTTTCACCCAATACCAATGTTAACAGTTTTTGCTGAAAGTCTATGGCTTGGGTTTGATTACCCACACTCATAAAGTTTTTAACTGTAAGTGTTTTAATTACTATCATTGTTTAAATCTCTAAATATTTTTAGCAACACTGCTTTATCATAAGCATCTGATTCTATGGTTTCAATTTCTTTGGACACAATCTGATCTACAGATTCAAACTTTGTGATATCCAATTCTGTATTGATTTCCTCATCTTTTTTGCTTGGAATCAATGTGATTTCTCTACAATCATAATCCTTCATAAAAGTTTCTTTGATATAACTGGCTTCTTCAAAACTGATATCAATATCCAATGTGACTCGCAAGTGCATCTTGCTTTTCATTATTTCTTTTGTTTTGTCTAACAGTGTGCTTAATTTCACATTTCTATACTTGGGACAGTTTGGCCAATTGAAATACACAGGCTCTTTGTCGTGTTCCAGTATCATCATGCCTCGATCATCATCATCTACATCTGCGTAATTGTGTGGAAAAGGATTACCCAAGTAATGGATATTGTTTTTGACCTGTCTTTTGTGGAAGTGTCCAGAGAACACATATTCTTGATTGACAAAATCACTGCCTCGCAGTTCGCCTGTGTCAGGCATTTCCACCATGGCATTCATAAAAAAGTTTGGCAATTCAAAGTGCCCAAACATATATTTGCATTTCATTTTACCCACTTTTTTCCATTCATTGCCTATTAACCAAGGCACCATCACCACATCATCTATCTTTGTGATCTCGTTCACCATGGTGATACCTGGAATAAATCTTCCAAACTCTGTGGACTGAATGTCTCTGCTGTCTTTGTAGTATAAATCGTGATTACCTGGAAAGAAATAAAAGTTTTCAAATGCTTTGCCTAACTTTTCTAAACATCTAATGGAAGCATCCATAGTGGTTATGTTCACACTGTTTCTGTTGTGATGCCAGTCACCGCAAAACATTCCTGTTTCGCAACCATGCTCCTTGGCTAGAGCAATGTACCAATCGATAAATTCTTCGCAATCGTCGTTGTGTAATTTTGAATTGGATTTCAATCCAAAGTGTATATCGGTAAACACCGCTAATTTCTTGAACAAAATAATCTCCTACTTTCCTATAGAATAAACGAAAAAGTTGTATTTGTCAACTCTATTTTTTACGTTTGTTAACCGTTTTAGTTTTCGGTGCAGGTTTGGTTGCTTTGTGAGGCATAGATGCGTCTCCAGAAGTTTGTCTGGTCATACTAGGCATCATGTTGTTCAATTCTAAAATGTCATCTCTTATGTTTTGATTTCTTTTTTCGATATTGATTATTCTCACAAATGAATTGGTCACTGCCGCTGTGTAATAAGCAAATGGATTGTTAGATTTGGATTCATCAAACTGTAAACCAATCTGTGCCAATTGCAGTATGGCTTGTCCCTGCATTTCGTCATTGTAGGTGTAACCTCTCACGTTACCTCTGGTACCATATCGTTCACACAGTTTCATCCACATCTTGGCCAATTCGTTGGTGGCTTTGCCGGCTTCTTTGTTAAAACGACCATTCTGCATTCCACCTTCCCAATGACTTTTGCCCACACAAATCAAATTGCCTTTTCTATCATATTTCCAATGCTGAAATGGAGGAAAGTTCACTTTCTGCTTGCCATCTGCCACTGTTTTAGGATTTCTTTTTCTGCCAGGTTCATCTGGCACGTGCTCATAGGTCATCACTCTGAACACCAGATCATCCTTGTCTATTTTACGATAATCTATCTCGCATTCGCTTAATTTGGTCTTGGGATTAGCGGCTTTGCGTTTTTCGTACTCTTGCTGTGTTAATTTCTTGGCTTTGTTTCTTTTGGCTTGGGCCACAGATCTTATGTTTATTGCATCTACATTTTTAACAATCAGATCATAACTGGAATAAGCATCGTCTGTAAAACTACAAAATGACGTTTTAGACTTGTGAATTTCTTCCAAAAGGTCTTTATTATTAAGATAATTGACTTTTTTCATTAGTATTCCTTTTTATATATCTCTTCATTATAAACTACTCAGTTAATTTTGTCAATAAATAAATGTAGGAGTATAACAAATGGCTTTTGGCGACAATTTTCTGAAACAAGCAGTGGACAGCATTAACAATGTTAATGTGTCTGAGTTCACTCAAAAGGGCAAAGACATAGCAAAAAACCTTCAAGGATTTCTGGACACAGGAGCAAACACATTAGGTAAAACACTGGACAGTGCTACAAATTTATTGGCAGGCAAAGCCAAAAGAATGAAAAGTCAACTATCAAAGTTTACTGATGCTAAAATAGATCTAAAAGCAGGTCCAGTTCAAGTAACTTGGAACGCTGGCGGTAAACAACAAGGTCCTGAAGATTTAGATTGGCGTGTGAGTTTATCGATTCCTCAAAATGTTAAAACTATAATGTCTGGATCATCAACATTGTTAGATCCTTTGAAAACAACAGGCAATAAATTAGTTTTTCCTTATACACCAACAGTTTTGGTAGGACACAGTGCTAACTGGAATCCGATGCAACCAGTTCACACCAACTATCCTTTTTATGCTTATGAAAATTCACGTGTGGATCAGATGACCATCACAGCAGACTTTTATGTACAAAATCAACAAGAAGCACAATATTGGGTGGCGGCAGTTCATTACTTAAGAACGATGACCAAAATGGCATATGGACAATCACCAGACAGAGGACAACCACCACCAGTGGTTTACCTGAATGGTTATGGAGATTTCACTTTTAACAATGTGCCGGTTATAATCACAAACTTTCAGTTTGATTTGAAAAGAGAAGTTGATTACGTCAGTACAAAATTAAACGTAGGCGGATCCACGGCAGTAGATACTGGTGATGTAACATCAGATACATCTTCGGGAAAATATGCTTGGGCACCAACAGAAAGTTTATTAACAATTGGTGTTGTTCCGCAGTACAGTAGAACAAAACAAACGCAATTCAATTTGAAAGATTATGTTAAGAATGGTGGATTGAAAGGAGATGGATTTATTTAATGACAGTTTATAATTCATCAAGTCCGTATGCTTCTACACAAATAGTTGATGATCAATATCTTGATCTGTTAACGATCAGACCAATTCCAGCCAAACCAGATGACATACTTTATACAGTAGAACCTCAATACAATCACAGACCAGACTTGTTGGCTTATGATCTTTACGGCAATCAAAAATTATGGTGGGTATTTGCTCAACGCAACATGGACACTATTTCAGATCCTGTATATGATCTCGTATCTGGCGTAGAAATTTATCTTCCTCAAGGACCTGCTCTTAGACAAATACTAGGAGTATAAGATGCCTCTTCCTGATAAAAAAATAAAATCAACAAAGATCAATGATGCTGTAAAGGTAATTGAAGGGGGAGAGCAAAAGGAATCTGCATTATGGGGATCAGGTAATGGAACTGCTGGTTCTATAGGTGCAGAAACAGATTATTATGTAGATGATAATAAAAAAACAACAAACACAGTTAAAAAGAAAAAGCATACAATTACAAATTTATTCACAAGAAATTATGTAAGAAATCCTCTGCATGATTTTCAATCATACAATGTAATTTTTACAGTGGCGGCACTAACTTTGGAAGAAGTTAATTTTCCAGATGTACTTTATAAAAGAGCTCCGTTATTTCCAGTGGCTCAATCAGCAGGTAAAACCGGACCAGAAGTTACATTTTATAAAGACGCAGGATTAAATCTTGAATATTTTGTAGATGATGTTGAAATAAATGCAGTGGTAGGACCATCCAAAAAGAACAAGCACACTCAATTTACAACAATGACATTTAACATCAAGGAACCTTTCAGTATAGGATTATTTTTCCAAACACTTAATATACAAGCCGTAAAAGCATCTGGCGATGCAGATGTGAATTATCTTAAAGCACCATATGGTCTAATTATAGACTTTGTAGGTGTAGATGCTGAAGGAAAAAGTTTCAATAATGAAGAATTAAGAAAAGTTATACCTTTTTATTTTAAGTCAGCACAACTTCGAGCAGATACATCAGGAGCGATATATGAATGTTCTGCAGTACCAGTAACCGAGTATGGTCTTTTAACAGTTAACAACGCAATTAAACACGATATTACACTGTCTGGTAAAACTGTTTATGAAATGTTACAACAAGGTGATCAAAGTTTAATGGGACAATTAAACTTTAAAGGAGAGACCGATAAAAA